TGAAGCCTGAAACTCTTGTGCCGTACTGGAGAGCCGTGCCGTTGACTCCCCAGTTCCAGCGATGGTAGTTCGCCGTCTTCGTCCTGATAAGGCCCTTGCTTTTCAGGTCGTATATATTGCCGCTCGATGCGACGTATTCCAATAATGCGTCCGTCATGCTATCGCTCCGTTCTCCCTCAGGACCCGTCTGAACTCCCGGTTTCCGATGTAGACGTTCATATCAGCTTCCTTCAGGGCAGCACTAAAGGCATCGAACATCATGTCAGCCGTCAGCGGTTCAGATTGCCCGGAGAGCATACCTATATCCGCATAAGTGTCAAGCACCGCCGCGCTCGCCATCTGGTAGGATGCCGCTTCGATCGCTGGGATAGACTTCACCATACCGGCAGCGAAGTTCTGGCCCATGTGAAGTCCCCAGACATCGTCATCCTTCATCGGCCCGACCTTCGGCGTGGAGTGGCCCAGCGCGTCCTTCACGGCCTGCGCTATTGCCGTTGCGGTCTTTACGATCGCGTCCTGCGATGCCGCCAGACCGTTGTTGAAGTTCTTTCCGAAGTCGTTGCCCCATTTCCACGATTTATCCTGCAGACCGGATATCGGCTCGGATGCCTTGCTTGCAAGGGTTGTCGCCGCCGTGGAAACGTCCCCGGCTTTCGCGTTGATACCTGCCGCGAGGTTCGACGCTATGTTCTGGCCTGCCGTCTTCGCCGTCCCGGAGGAGCTTGAGATCCCGTCGAGCGCAGTCGTGACCGTGGTCTTCAGACCGTCCATCGCCGTCTGCACGCCTGACTTCCCGGCATTGATGCCGTCCCTTAAGGAATTAGATATGCCCTGACCGTTCGTCTTTGCCGTAGAGGAAAGTCCTCTGATCTGCAGGAGGCTGGTACTTATCGCCGTTTTCACAGCGTTCATCGCCGCGATCACCAGCGGTTTCGAACCGTTGATACCTTGTGCCATCGCTTTCGCAATCTCGGACCCGTCGGACTGCGCCTGCGATGCCTGCGCCCCGACTTCCGTCAAGGTGGACTGGACCTCGCTGCTCATCGCGTCGCCGCCTGCGGCGATCTCCCCGGAACCGTCGGTCATACCTGCGCCCACGTTCCCGGCGATGTTCTCGCCTGCCGCCGTCGCCGGTTTGGAATTTTCTTTCTCCATCCGGGCGAGGGCAGAGGTCATAGCCGCGGAAGGTTCACCGCTGTCCAGGGTAGTGGACATCCCGTCCACCGCGAACCGCGCCTCGTCAAGGGCCGCTTTCTGCAGGTCTCCCCGGTTGATGGGAGCCGACGCGGACGCGATCATCTCGCCTGCCGCGCCCTCAAGGGTGATGCCGCCCTCCGCGAACGCTTCAGCCATGCCGCCGATACCGTACTGCAGTTCCGTCTTTGCGAAGGCCATGTTCTCGGAGGCTTCCACGGACAGCTGCTTCATGTTTCCGTAGCCGTCGACCAGCTGTTCGATCTGCGCGTCGCCGTTCTCAAATGCCGTGACGATGGCCTGCAGTTCAGGAGCCATGTCTATCCCAGCCGCCGTGATGGAGTTGACCATGTTGCGGAAGCCCTCGTCCGTCTTGTAACGCGTGTCGGACATGAGCTTATCGACGTTGCCGTTCCAGTTGGAATATGCCTCTATGTGACTCTGCAGCCCGGAGATCATGCTCTCGATAGAAACCGCTTCAGCCGCCTCTAACTCTTCAAAGAGGCCCTTTTGCTCCATCGTTGAGGTATAGGCAGAGTCTTTCGTGCTGTTGTATGCGTCGATTATTTCCTTCGATGCGTCGGAGATCGTTTCTGCGGTCTCCTCCATCGTGTCGCCGAGGTCTTCCGTTTCAAGGGCCAGCTCTTCGGTCGCGTCCGCAGCTTCCTCCGTGGACTCGCCGATGCCTGCGATCTCTTCGTCGGTCAGCCCGATCTCAGCCGCCGCCTCGTTCATCGCTTTCGTCAGGTAGTCGATCTTGTCGTTACCTTCTTCGATGGTCCGGGTGGTCTCGCGCTCCGTGTTGTTGTATTGAGTGAGCGCGTCGTTCGCCTCACGCACCGCCAAAGACTGACCGCCCTGCGCCTGTAAAGAATCGAGCTGTGCCTGCAGCAGTTCCTTCTCCGTGCCTGTCGCGCTCTTGATGCGTTCCTGCAGTCTCGCGATATCAGCTTCCCGGCCCTTGTTCGCTTCCGCTGCGGCTTCCTGCGCCCGGTCTGCTTCCCATGCCGCCAGAGCCTGCGCTTCATACGCCGCTCCCAATTCCTCGGTGATGGCTGCGATGGCCTTTTGATAGGCTTGTACTTTTGCCATGTTTGTGGCCTGCTGGACCACGTTCTGGATCTCGTCCGCGTTCTTATTGAGTTTCCCTGTATTGTCGTCTATCGCGAGGCCGAGGTCCGGGTACAGGCCGTTCAGCTCGCCGACGAGGGCCTTCATGCGCTGTTGTTCGTCTGTCGTCAGCTTTGTCTTTTTCTGAAGGTCAGCCAGCTCGTCCGCGATAGTGGTCGCCCTCTGGCTGGATGCCATCACCTGCGCGATGCTCTGGTCCGCCTCGTCGTAAGTCTCTTTCAGGGCGTTCCCGGCATCCTGCAGCCCGGAGGTCGCGTTCTTTGTAGCCGTGACCGTTTCGTTCAGGGCCTCGTTCTCTTCAAGTGCGGCCTGTTTCGCGTGTTCGTACCCGGCTTTCAGGGCCAGTATCCCGGCGACGAGCGCACCGATGGCAAGTGCCACCGCGCCCACCGGGGACACAGCCATCGCCGCGTTCAATCCCTCCGTGGCAGTTGCCGCCGCCGTGGTAGCCGTCGCGTCTGCCGCTGCCGCTGTCGCGTTCGCCGCATGGCCCGCAGCCATCTTTCCGACCCACTCGATCACCTTGCCGCCGGTAGAGACGAGCTTCCCGACGCTTTCGACCATCTTGCCGGTCACAAGAAGCACGGGTCCAGCCGCTGCCGCCAGCATCCCGAATTTGACGATGTTCTCCTTTGTCGAGGAGTCGAGCTTGTTGAATTTGTCGACCTGCTTCTGCACCCAGTCGACGGCCTTCCTGATCTTCGGGACGAGGATGTCACCGAAGGAGATGCCAAGCTCCTGCACCTGCGATTTGAGGATGGTCAGCTGTCCCGTCAGGTTGTCCTGCATGACCTCTGCCATCTGTTTCGCCGTGCCGCCCGCGTTGGTCAGCTCGTCTTCATAGCCCCTGATGTTGTCTGTGCCCTCCGTCAGGGCCATAGAAACTCCCTTGACGGACCGCGCCGTGAAGGTGGTCATGAGCGCAGCGGACTTCTCCGCGCTCCCCATGCCGTCGGTCGCTTCTTCCACGTCGGCGAGGATGTCGATCATGTTGCGGAAGTTTCCGTTCGCGTCCTGCACCTGTATGGTCGTCTCTCCGATTTTGATCGCGCCGTCTTCCATGTGCTGCGTGATGTCCCTGACCATCGCGGACAGGGCGGTCCCGGCCTCGGAGCCTTTCAGACCCTGGTTCGCGAACGCTTCCAGGATGGCGGTGGTGGTCTCCATCGACTGGCCAGCCGTGTGCATCTGCGCCGCGGTATTGCCGAAGGCATCGCCCAGCTGCTGGGTCGTTGTGTTGGAGTTCGCCTGTGCGTAGGCCAGTTCGTCAGCCATGCGGGACGCGTCAGATGCCTGCAGGCCGAACGCGGACAGATAATCCGTAACCAGGTCGGAAGCCTGCGCGAGGTCCATCCCGGATGCCGCGGCGAGGTTCAGGACACCGTCAAGGCCGCCGATCATCTGCTGCGTGTCCCATCCGGCGAGGGCCATGTACGAAAGCGCGTCAGCCGCTTCACCTGCGGAATACTTCGTGGACGCGCCCATCTCCCTGGCCTTGTTCCGAAGCTGCTCGAACTCTTCAGCGGTCGCCCCGGACAATGCCCGGACCTTGCTCATGGAAGTATCAAAATCAGCCGTCACTTTCACCGCCGCTGCCGCTGCCGCGACGATAGGCGCAGTCACACCCTTCGTCATGCCGGAGCCGACAGAAGAGATCTTCTTGCCGACCGCTTCGATCTTCTGCCCGGCGTCCTGCATCGCCTTCCCGATGAGCTGGGCCTTGTTCGGGACCTGCGCCAGTTCATTTTCGAGCCGCTTCAGCTCCGCTTCCGCTTCTGCAAGCGCGGTCTTCCATTTGAGCGTCTGTGCGCTGTTCTCGCCGGTCGCCTCGCTGTATTTCTGGACGTTCGCACGGGCAGTCTCGACCGTCTTCTTCTGCTGGTCGATCTGCGTCTTGAGCAGCTTCGTCTGCTGTGCGGCCTTCTGCTGGGCCGTGGAGTCTTTGTTCCACTCGGCCTCCATCTTCGCAGTCTCGGCCCGCATCAGCTTCGTCTGCTGCGTGATCTGGCGCATCTGCTCCTTATACTGCTGTTCGCCTTCCAGTTTTACCCGGACACCGATGTCGTTGGTCGCCATCTATTTCATCTCCAGTATCTGTTCCATCGTCATCTTTCGCTCTTTCGGTTCCGCTCCGTACTCGATCGCCATACAGTCGAGGAAATCCATGAACTCACCGTAACGCGTGTTCAGCGTCTCTTCCCGGCTCATGTGCAGCCGGTGTCCGTAATAGATGAACCAGCTTTCATTCAGTCGGACTGGACGCTTTTTGCGTTTTTTCGTTTCGGCTCCGCTTCCACCTTTCGTTCGGTGTCTGCCTTCTCACACTCCGTCACCGCGTCGAAGATCTCCTCGAACACGGAGTTCGGCAGGACGGACAGCTGGTCCTTCGTGGGAGGCTCCTGCTTCAGGCCGTGCGCCTGATTGTAGGCGGCTACCATGAACGTGAACTTCATCAGCACCCCCTCCGTGAAGGATGCCTTCGGGTGCTGGACTACCCAGCTGTCATAAGCCACGTGCGCCCCGATCGAATAGAACAGGTTGTACTCTTTTCCGTTGATCTTCATTTTTCTCCTCCTCCTATGGGTAGAAGCCCCCCGCGCCGGAGCGCGGAGGGCCATATCGTTACGAAATGTTCAGGAACGCCTTAATCTTCGCTTCCGCGAGGGCCTCGGAGGTCTGTGCGGAGTTCTCCAGCTTCCAGTCCTGGTTCGCGGTGTCGTCGCGATAGACGTTCGCCGTCAGCTCTTCCGTCTGGAAGTCGATCTCCTCCTCCTGCGTCGCAGCATCGAGGGAGGGCGTGTTCATCTTGATCTTCGGCAGGATGAGCGGCTCGTAAGTCGTGACACCGTCCTCCATGTACCGCACCACGCAGCCGAAGCCGAGGAACGGTACTTCCTGCGAGCTGCCGTAATGCACCCAGCCGGAGCTGTCAGCAGTCTGCAGACCGAAGACCAGCTGCCGCGCAGCAGCCTTCAGACCGTCTACCGTGATGGTCGCCGTACCGTTGCTGAACGTGCTACCGGCATCCTCAGCGACGATGTTGTTCGCGTAGAATTTGTTGTCCGAGCTGGAGCCCGGCTCGATCTGCAGCTGTACGCCACGCGCGAGGGCCTGACCGCTGGAGTAGATTACCGTACCAGCCGTGGTCGTCGACGCGGTGTACTTCGCCACATACGGTTTCGAAAAACCTGTGATGACTCTTCCGTCAGCCATTTTGTTTCTCCTTCCTCCCTGTTGCCAGGGATCACATGATCTTGTCTATCTGTTCTCTGATCTTTGCTTCCATCGCTTTCTCTGCCGCTGCCCGGCTGCTCCGCGCCGCCCGACCGATGAAGTCGTTCTTCGCCCGGAACGATGTCCCGGATACCACCGACCGCGCGATCATGGCGTTCGGCTGTCCGTTCGGCCACTTCTTTGTCTTCTGACCGTTGTAGCCGTCGAAGCCGAGTTTCACGTTGTACGCACCGCCATCCTTCCGCATCCGTGCGATACCGAACCCGCTTATGAGCCCGGCCTTCTGCACGGACGTGATGGTGTTGATCTTTTCGCCTGGCTTCGCGTACTTCTGGGCGACCGGCAGCGCGTTCGTCTGCATCAAAAGGGCGGTCTTTACGACCGCCGCGCCGTCATAGATGGCTTTGCCTATGAACTCTCTGGAGTTCGACAGTGATGTCAGCCGCTCCAGCTTCGCTACCAGCTCATCCATCCCCGTCGCTTTGATAGTCGCCATTGAACGCCACCTCCCACGTCCACTCCATGTGGATCAGGTCTGTCTCTTCTTCGTACTGTACGGACTCCAGCCGCCACGCCACGCCAAGGTTTTCGAGCGTAGTCTGCACACTGTCGGCGAGCGGGTCGAACTCTGTCTTCGTGAACAGGTCCACCGTGCCGATGATGTTCTGCTCGCTCTTTCGGTTGTTGCTGTGGAGCGAACCGTCCTCGCCGCTCTCTGCCCAGATCAGGCAGGGAACAGTCTTTACAGGCCGCCAGTAGTGATAGCAGGTCTGCGTCACTCCGGCGAACGCCGTTCCGAGCTGTCTAAGTTTGTCCTGTAGCGACATCGAAAAAGTCCTCCAGTCTGACGAGCGTCAGATCGATCGCGTCTTCGTCAAAGATCGGTTCTGCCGGGTCTATGCGATACTGTTTCCCGTCTTCCGGGATCGCGTACATCACGCCGTCCGGCAGTTCTGTCATGTTCCAGCACCGGATCAGAAAGTCATACTCCCTGTTCGCTCCGAGTGCTGCGTATCGTCGTGTCACGCCGGATACCATCTTCGAGTAATA